ATCTTCATGAAACTACCAAGCTTCTTCACGTCCAAATCAACCTCTTCTGAAATTGTCATCCCGTTTAACCCTACGAATTGGAACTCAAATTCTGGATTGATTTGCTCTACAATGTATTTGTTTATTTTGCGTTGAAGAAATTTCAACAGCGGATATAACCCCTTATCTTTAGAATTTTTGAGACGTTCAGCTTGACTTCCTTCAAACATTCCTCCGCCGCCTGATTTTGATATGTCCCACCCTATTTCAGTTGGGTCAATAGAATAAATGGCGCAAGCAAGTTTTATTAAGTATTCAATCCAAGCTGTATATTCCATATCCCGATTGTTCTTTTGTAAGTCAATCCAGTCTATGTCGCCTTCTACAACGGGAGTCTTCCAGCTTTGCATAACGCCAGTAATCATAGATTGCCATTGTTGTTTGAACTGTTGAAGAGACGCTTCGTTCACGTTCCCCTTTACACGCAGCAGCCCCTTTGGAGCTGAACCTTGTGAAAAGAACCTACGATTATACTCATCTCCCCACAACATGGAAGTGACTACATTTATCAGTTCTTCAAGCTCTGAAGTACCATACCCGTTTGCGTAGATACTAGACGAAGGATTACGTACTCCGAAACACATTTCCCAAGGCAGAAATTCGCTTACTACCGCGTTTTGATATATTTGTACGTATGACGGTTTATAGCCCTTTACCATCTGCCCTAGCATGCGGTCTTGATTTGTAAAAGCAGTGTTCCTTTTGAAGAACACGTTTGTGGAGTTATTGTCAAAATAAGACTCTGCCATTCTGAAAGAAGAAGCATCCGTAGCCATAAATTGAGTTAACTTCCCCCTTCGGTTGCGGATACATTCAAATGTCATTTGATCATACACTAATGAGTCGTCAACCGATTTGCGTATGAACGTATCAAAGTCATCATGTTCCCACGAATTAACTTCCCCGCAATTTAAGATAAAGTCGGTTATTGCATTAGCAATCCTTTTGTCTTTATCGTCCATTTTAGAATTGACGCCAAATTTAGGCTTCTTCCGGATTACAAATCCTGTTGAGTACTTATCAGATTGAGGTTCTGCGAAGTCGGCTATTTGGTTCTTGCGAGTTTTTATTATAGCATTAATGATCGGAGCTTTTGACATCCGCCTTAACGTAGTATAGGAAAGAGAAAATGGCTTGTCTTTAAATCCTAACGAACTTTGAAACTCGAGCGGGTCTACAAAAAATGACTTTGAATCATCAGGTTGCTTCGGTTGAATGGAAGCTAAAGAATTAGCCGCCTTTATCATGTCGTCTGGATGGTCTGACTTTAACGCCTTTTCGAGCGTCCTCAGTTTTTTATAGTGTAAAAGCTGTTCTGCCTTTTCTATCGCTTCAATTTGTGTCGCTAATTTGCCAGCCATTTAGATAATTAAATTTAGTTTCATTATCTATATAACTGCTAAACCAATTTTAATTTTGCGAAGATCTTTATTTTCACAAATTACATATTTGTCCGTCAGCGTTTCATGAGTAGCCAATACCGCATCTTCTATGTCGTATAATTCTGTGTCGTCGTCAAAGCTACTCAAAGACTCAATTTCTTGTAGTTTACCCCAGATACTATTGAACTCTTCAATGTCTTCAATAGTCATTGCGTTAAAATCTGAAATAAATACCAAATCTTTAACTTGCGTATCCATTTCCCCCGCTAATAACTGCATGTCTATATCTAAATTAATAGTTTTATAATCGTTCCACTTCATGTCACTTCTTTATTACACTAGTTGATTGAGGAACAAATTTAGACCTTTGTTTGCCTTCGCCTATGGTCATTTTCCAGTACTTTTGAAATTCGCATAGCCACATCTCTATCTGATGTAATGTGATGTTGCATTCACGGTCAGTATAGTATTCCCCCTTATCTTTATTCCAATAAAGATAGGGCATCGAACCGAACTTAGCGAGCTCGGTCTCCGCCAAGTCCCTTAGCATATAAATACCTATTTTTTGAGCTTTGCCTTTTAAGTTAGGAAAAATCAATCTTATTCCTACGCTGGCACCAGGACCGACATTTGTATAATCGTCTTGGTCGAACTTCATGAACCTGCGATTCGTGTAGCAGGCAATGTAGGTAAAATCTTGGTAAAATTCGTGTGCGATGAAATCGGCAACCCCAGGATATGACTTCAAATGTTTGATTATATCTTCCGGAGTTTTGGCAGTCAAAACCGCTTTTACTATGTTATTGATATTTTTATGAAGCGTCGGAATTACAACCCGAGTATAACAATAATCACGGGTATGGTGAGGTGAAGCTTGTGAGTTTATGAGATAGGCGTTGGTAAATGGGTTGGCGTTACAATCTCTTATTTCTTGAACTACTTCAGCAAAAGCGTCTTCGTCGAAATCTTCCCAATTCTGAATGCCCGCTTCCCAACCGCGAGTCATTACCGCATATTCAAAAGTATTCGGGTTGTTAAAATAACGAAAGAACATTATCTTCCATATCAGGTTCCGGAGCGATAAGCTATCATCTAGAATAATATTCTTGATTTGCCATTGTGAATTTTTATCTAACTCACGATAAACGTTTGTGAACTTTGATTCCGACAGTATCTTGTTTTCAGTCCACGGAGCAGGAGCCTTGTCCATAAAGCGTTTCTTCCATACATTTTGTCGCTCAAACATTACATTGAAAAACAATTCTAAATTCGGTCTGTAAACTTCCAAACTTTCTTCAGGTAAAGAACCATGCCAACTATTTCTTTCAAACATACGCTATTTATTTTTTCTTGACCTAATTATCAATTCCCTTTTTGCCTCAATATTTCCTTTAGAAATAAGTTTGATTATAACTTCTTTCTTCAGCTTAATAAATGGTCTATGATAAGAATTTATTAATTTAGTGTCTGAAAGAGTAAAATTACAAGTGTTTTTTATGCAGATTGGTTTGTTTGCAAAATGAACTGAAAACTCAGGCTGATATTTATTTCCGTGAAAACCATGTATGACAAATAATATATCTCCCCACACACTTTCATTTTTTACAATGTCCCCCTCTTTAAAATATCCGTGAATACATTCCATACCGTTTACCTTTTTTATTTTAAAAACTTTGATTAAAAAAGAAGAGCGAACTTCACAGCCCGCTCTCTCAATTGACAAATCCTAAAATTTAACCACAAATTAACCTATGAAATTATTTTACAAACCCAAATGTAATAACCTGCCTTGGCGACAACTCGTAACTTGAAGTATCTTTTATTTCTTGAAGCAATTCGCAAGCCTTAATATCAGTCATGATATTACAAATCTTTCCAACCGTGTCGTTGTATTTTCTGCGCGTGTCGGCTTCAGCTTTTGAGGCAGGACAACAATTTGGTTTTGACTGTGCGTCGGTTACCGATAGACTTTCAGCTACAGCACCGCAATTTTCTTTTAAATACGTGTCTTCCCAATCGTACACCTTGAAGGGAACTGACAGTTTCATGTCTTGTGTCCACCACGGAGATACATCTTTGGTAGGAGCCGCCCCGCAATCTTCAAGTAAAGTATTAGCAGCGGCTGTTTGAACGGCAAGGTCGGCATTTAAAGCGGGTAATACCCCCGTATTAATCTGGTCTTTTATTTCCTTGCCGGTTTTACTGAACTTTATACCTCCGTCGTTCATTGCATACAGAATGTCTGACTTCTCTACTTCATCAGCAGGCGCACCTTGAGTATCGTCTTCGCTGATTGCCTTTTCAAAAGGGTTTTCTTCTATCTCTTCGACAACCTCAACTGCCTTTTCTATTTCAGCTTCTTCTACTTCGTCAACTGCTTTTTTAATGTCAACCTCAACGGATTTTGCTAAATTAGATTCAGCGTCATCAGCTTTCAGCTGGTCTGAATTTGTAAAACCGTTGGCGATATGTAACCGCCGCGCTTGTTGCGCTTTTCTTATTTCGTCTCCTACGTTCATGATTTTGTATTGTTTTATTTTAGCAACATACCGTAAAATTGTTCTAATGTGAATGCCTTATTATAGTTGTAGTTTTCTTTTTGGTTATTCACATCATCCAACATATTTTCTAACAAGCTTTTCCCATTCTTTGTCTGATAGTCGGTATTGTTGTAAACTGAAAGGTTCAACCATGTCATTTTCAAATTGAATAGCACCTGCCCCAAAACAACCTTTTCATCCAACTTAGCGTATTCAGCGAACCGCCCCGCTAACCATTGTGACATTTTTATCAAGTCTGGATTATCATGTACAAATTGAGGATATGGTTTAATCGAAGTCACAAATTTTTCAAATGCTTTCTTGCCGAACCCCTTCAAAAGTTTAGGTATATTGTCTGAAGTGTCCCCCAATATTACCTTGCCTAACAAAACCTGTATTGGGTCAATTTCGCTGACAGGCAAATTCATTTCAAAGTACCGCTCCCATTTATTTGTATTTTCAGGAAGGCAAGTCATCATCAATCGGTTCGATGCGTTACAAAAACAAGATACGTTTTTAGTGCACATTTGGGTGATATCTGAGTCACCCGTAACAATTACCAATTCTTCATCCAATATGTAACCGAAGTACAAACTCCAAACATACAACAGGTCGTCGCCCTCAGCTCCCCAAACTCGACTTACAATTAACCCCTTCTTGCGAAGTAACGCTTCAAACTCATCCAGCACTAATAAAAACAATTTATAGAAATCGTCGCGTACCTTTGTCAGAGCGTACTTATAATCGTCATATAAGGAATAACGCCAACTTGAGCTGTCAATTACGAACGCAACGCGGTCAATGTCCTTAAATCTATTGAGAGTACTGCACATATCAATTATGCACTTGCGCAATAGAACTTGTTGGTTTTCTTTAATGTCTAAAACCGAGGACATGTCTTGCCCTCGGTAATATGACGAAAATACAGAGTAGCATTTATGGAAAAGGAAATTTCCGTCGAATAGTATATTCATTTTAGCATTTTTATTTTGTTGATTTGTTCGTCCTTTGATTCTTTAACCGCCTTATTGATACTTGTATTCTTGCCGTCTTTAACTCCGTGCATGAATATGTTGTTAACTTTAACGTTGGTTTGACGCCCCTTATTCATTTTGTATTTGGTAGCTACAAATTCGTCAATAGTCGCGTCGTTACGTAAAACCAGAGCCGTTACCTTGCCGGCAAATATAGCGTCTTTTGCTTTGTCAACTTGAGCTTCGGTTTGGAACTTAACATCCAATCCTGAAACGCAACCGCCAAGATAATGGCGCAAATAAGTGTCGAGACCGATTGGCTTAAATTTGAAATCAATTGTGTCCTGATATAATTTGTATTTCAACTTACCTAATTCCACGAACCGTTCGCAAAGCATGGTGTGTAACCATTTTACAGTTTCCATGTTCTGAGGTAACCCCAAAATCAACATTTTTCTGTCTTTGCGGTCGCCGTGAATAAAACACTTGCAAAAATTCCATTTGCAACATACGTACATCAAGCGAAACTCCCAATCGCCACCTATGAATTTATACTTGTACCAAGAGTCCATGTTTTCTTCAACGCCCGCTTTCGGTTTATCCTTCAAATCGAGTTCATCGATTGACAGGTTATAACTAAGCAATAACCGTTGGATGGCGGCGGCGGCGGCTGTCGCTTCATTTTCATTGCCTACTTTAATTGCACTTTCTTGAAGCTTGATTAGCTTGCGTAATTTGTTCTGAATCTGGTCAAGTTGGTTTGTCGTTTCCATTTGGTTTGTCGTTTTAATGGATTAATACTATTTGAATACGGTACAAAGATATCGCTTTTTTTTGAATACTACCTAATGTTTTGTTGATTATTTTTGGCTCCAGCCAAAGATTTAACTATTTCCAATAATGCCTCACTCCGGCGCAATCAATTATGCCGTGGAAACCCAACTCATCCAATGTGTTAATTTGGGCTTGTGTGGGCTCTCCCTTTATCCTATTGCCGTAACAAGCACTTCCGATAGCAATCCACCCTAACTCATGCATCACATCAGTAGGGTGCTTAGAATCGGGGAATAAGGAGCTAGCTAACAAATCGTGTGTGGAGCAGTAATTATGTAATTCCTTTAAAGTTCCCTCCCAACGAACTACCTTGCCTTCTGGCGATACAAAAAATTCAGTGTCCACCCTTTCTTTGAGTAATTTTATTTCCCACTTTTCCATAATCATTCGCATTTAAAATCGGTTACAAATCCTAAATAATGTTTTGCCCGCGTATATGCCACATAAACCAGATTTCGTTCTTGTTCTGCCATCCAAGGAATTTTCATACAATGTTTCAAGTACATTTTATCTTCACATATGATAAACACCTTATCAGATTCGAGCCCTTTGGATTTATGAATGGTTGACAAACATATACCGTTTTTATTGTCGTCTTTGAAAATGGTTTCAATACGGGAAATAACTTCATCAACCGTTGTCAACCCATCGGACAATATATCAATAACTTTAAGCTTGTCTGAATAATTCTTATACATATCCGACTCCATGGCTTCGGCTTGCGTGCAATTCGTTTTAGTAACTACCTTACCGATTATCTTTGTCAATTCCTTAGACAGTACGTCTTGAACATCAGCTATCTGTTTACGATTGGTTTTCTTTATCATGTTGATAAGGTTGGTTCCAATATCGCGCCCCTTAACGTATGCTTTTGTTCCTTCGCCGATATACTTCATACACAAGCTAACGAGCGGAGCGGTAACTCGGCAAAGAACCATATCTCCATCCTTTATATCTGCCGTTTTAGCGTCACGGTCTACTGTCCCAACGGGAGCGTTATCGCGTGCTAATATCTGTGGGACTATCCCTTTTGCTAAATCTATTATCGCTGAATCGCAGCGGTAACATACTGACAGCGGCATTTTGGCAGTTCTGGGTGAGTTTTTCAATAGGTTGAAGCTTTCAATGTCCGCGCCAGCAAAACCGTAAATTGCTTGTCTTGGGTCACCTACCGCTATAAATCTGCCAGTAACAGGTTTAACACATTGCAGAAACATTTCGCGTTGAGCGGCGTTCAGGTCTTGGCATTCGTCGATAAATACCCAATCGAACTTAGGCATGCGTAACTGTTTTACGTTGGGAAAATAAATCATGTCCGTGAAATCAATTACATTTGTTTCAGACTCTCCCCAAGCTATAACCTGCATGGCGGCTTCGCATTCGTTATCAATCAAATCTAAATCATGTTTTATTGACAAATCTTCGAGTTGCATTGCTGACTTACATAAGCTTGAGCGCCCGAGGTCTGTCAATTTCATAATGTTTGATTTGTATTGACCTTGATTTTCAAATGAGATTGTGTTGCGTGGGCGGATACCGCCGTACTTTACGCCGTTATTGATATAAGTAGTATATTTGTCGCCTTGAATTTGGGACTTGAAAGTTTTCATGATTGAGGAAGCCCCGAGTGAATGTAACGTGCGAACGTCAACATTTGGTAAATTTCCTACTTTTATTTTCAGCTCTTCTACAATCGCCTTATTGAAAGCAAGGAACAATACTGACTGGGTTGATGAGATAAGCTTGAGAGCGTTGACAATTGTGGTAGATTTTCCAGAACCTGCAACCGCGTCTATTACCGCGTTGCCCTTACCTTTTTTGACGTAGGTGTAAATGGCTTGTTGAAATTTGGATGGGGTTTGAGTTGACATGACTGTTTTGTTTTACGATTATAGCATAAAGATATCGCTTTATTTAATACGCTCAAAACTTTTTGCCAATTATTTTTGGTTGGAGCCAAAGATTTAACGTTTTGTTGTTAATAATCCATTATGAGATTGTTTTCATTGGCTAATTTCAGCAAGTAGCTTTCAGACATTGAACAATAGCAAAATTGTATATTCAGTCCGTTTGCCGCGGCAGCTTTATGATATGCCTTGCTGAATGTCTTGAACCTTTTATCTTGAGCATAAAAAGCGTAATCGTTTACGGCTATCCAATACCAGCGAAGCGAGCCGTCCGGATAGTAGTCTTCATGTGCTATACAAATAACGCCTTCCTTCAAGCCCTCTATTTTTCGTAGAACGCTCAAAAGGAAGGCTTCTTTAGCAGATTGATCCCCTGACATTATTTTGAGTAATTTGCGTCTCCTTCGCTTGTGTTTGAAGCACGTATTCCTGAAGCGCCGAACCCTTTTTCTCCTCGAGCAGTAACTCCTAGTTCTTCGACCACATTGAAATCACCTTGTATTACTTTATCCACAATCACCATCTGAGCAATACGGTCGCCGTTGTGAACGCCATATGTAGTGTCTGACGAGTTGTAGATTATAACCCCGACTTCTCCTCGGTAATCGGCATCAATAGTTCCTGGCGCGTTTAATACCGTGATTCCATTTTTTAAAGCCAAACCGCTTCGCGGGCGAATTTGAGCTTCGCAATCTTCCGGAAGTTCAAGAAATACGCCTGTTCCTATCAAAGCTCGTGAATGCGGAGGAATGTGGATAGTTGGTTCTCTGTCCAACGGAGCTCCGAAACTTGTAATGAGTGCAAATAAATCAGCCCCTGCTGAATTTTCCGTGGCGTACCAAGGAGCCTTTGCGCCTTCTGACAATTTAATGTTAATCGATCTTTTGTTCATTTTGTTCGGTTGATATGTTTAAAATATGAATTTGAATAATCCTCAACCCTAATGCTTTCGCAATTTCGTATTCTTCTTTTACGCCGTCAATTTGAGCGCCTATGAAGAATGCTGTTCCATTCAGTTTTGCTAAATTTTTAAGCATGGTGAAACGGTCACGCAAAATAGCTTCTTTCTTTTCATCAATAACCCCGTCTTCGATAGTTTCACCTTCGGTTGCCCGATACCAACAAACTCGACTTCGGTTATTTACCCCTTTCAAAAAGTCCAAAACTTCAGTAGTCCAACCGCGTTGTTCCACTACGATACGAGGAAGAAAACAATGATGCAAAACATCATCAGATTCCTTTTCCAACTTTTCAGTCATCAACAATATGTCAAAAGCTTCCTTGATTTGCTCAAGAGTTTGCCCTTTCAATGTGAAGTGTACTGAATAGTCCTTAAATGCAATTAACCAATTTTTCATAACTACAATTTTTTATATTTTATTTTTAAATCCAACCGCCCGAATTTTTCAACCACGGTGCAGTTTAATGGATAACGTTGGACCATAATTTCATTATACTCCAAGTCTTTTTTGTCTCGGTAAAAATCGGAAAAACCGCCGCTATTAGCTACCATTGTGTGGTCGTATGCGAACGTGTTAAAACGCATTACAATTTTGTCAGCATAAATGTTCTTCAACGTGAAGTCCATGTCCTCTTTGCATTTCAACGTTTCGTCGTACCAAATATCAGTCTTTGAGTTTATCAATGTAATAGTGCCAACGAAGCAATTAAAAGCATACGGGTTTTTTGAGCTCCATACGAATTGGCGCATCCCTAGGGTCGCTATGTCGAACGATAAGTCCTGAGCCTCATATTCTAGTAACGATAGATATTCCAACGTAGGTTTTCTGTTAGAATTATTGGTAAGACGACTTGTCACTTGGTCTAATATATCGAACTTTATAATGTCATCGTCAATCATCATTAACAACTCCCCCCGATACCGCTTCTTTATGAAGTTCCGGACATAAGATATCCCCATATCGTTTTTAGGCAATACGAGGATATTTTCGTGACCCGACCTTTTATACAAGTCAAAATCTTGAGGTTCTACCACTACCGTGTATTTGATGCCCTGAAGTAAACTGAATGTCTTGCCGTTGGGTCTACTTTTTGATGGTATATATATGTCCATTGCGTTGTACGATTTTACTTAATAACGTTGATTACTTCTTCGTGTCTTCTTTATCAAGTTCTTCATTAACTTTTTTATGAGCGTGAGTAGCCATGTGGCGGTCGTATTCGTCTGAATGTCTCGAAGCTTTATCTTCATCAGTTTTGGCATGCTTAGTAGATTCATCCAAATGTGCATAGGCTGCGTCTTTGTGGTCGGCTGAATTGTAAGTCTTTTCATGCTTCGCATTTTGAGTTGCGTAAATAGCCTTACCACTTTTGGTGTGTCCTATGACGGTTCCGCCTTTACTGCCTTCGCCAGCTTTTTCAATCATTGAATCACTTTGTTCAAAACCGAATCCCTTCATAATTGCCGCTTTTCGGTTAGTTTGTTCTTGTTTAATGTCTTCTCCGTCGTACATGATTTTATTTGTTAAGTTTATATTTTTCAGCGGCTTTGTCTACCGCATATTTGAATCCTTCAATCACTGGTAATAACGTTGGGTCTAATGTGACCAATATCTTTTCTAATACAATTCGGCGAGCTTTAATGCCCGATAAATATGTTTCAAATTCCAGCTTGTTCATATTCTACAAGAAATTAAATTTGAACCCTGTTGTCATTTTGGTAGCCCCTAATTTAGCGAGCCAAAAGCTTGAAGAAATATCATCATGTTCGCCTACAGACTCAAGCCCCTTCTCTGTAAATGCAACGCTACCAAGGTCTGTAAATATCAAGTCCTTCATGTCTTGTGAAAACTTGTCACCTATCGGTATGTGAATCTTGTTGCGCTCAAAATCCAAAGCCAATCCTGGCCACCCAGTCTTCAAGTCGTATTTATCAATCCCCGTGGTATGTCCTATAACTGGGAGCCCAGCCCTGTCGGACTCTTGAACAAATATCTGTTGGAATACGTTTTGTTCCAAAACCATTACGTCTGGGCGATACCTAACATTCAACCCCCTCAAGATTTGCATTTGTTCATAAAAGCTGCGACCCTTTTCACGGTGCAACCATAACAACCAGCGTTCACCCGTTTCGTCGTCAACTCCCCATACACTAAATACCGTGTAGTCGGCTCCGACGGAAGATGATATAGAAAAGTCACAACCTACTACAACCTTGCTGAACTTCATTGGGAAATCGTCCCTATTCTTTACCAACGTGTAGTTCTCCATACGAACTAAGGAACGTATCAATATAGACATTGGGAAGATTGAAGCCTCATTCGTAATTGGGCGACAAAGGTTTTCCCTAGAGAAAATTATGTTACCTTGAGATTCCTTTTTGTCCATCAGGTCTTTGAAGTTCCACCTGTGTGGCCA